TCTATTGATACATTCAGTAATAACGTCCCTATAAGTATTAGGACATTCTTTTTTAATTTCAAAGCCCGCTCTAGGAACAAGATACAAACCTTGTTTAATATGCCAAAGATTATCACCTTGTTTAATAGTTTTAATCCTAGATTTTTGCGCTGTGTAAATCATTTTTTCAATTCATCCCAAACCATTTCTTTGGCTCGTTTATCAAGTAGTTCTTTTTCTACTTTGACCATGTGTGGAGCCATTTTTTCCAACCACTTGACAACTTCTTCTTTACCTTTATCAGTTAAATGACAATAATCAAGGCCTACCTTACTGTAGTAGTAAAGTGATTGATCCTTAAGAATCTCATTCAATCCTGCATATACCTGATTAGGTAGTAAGTTGCTCATGTAGTTGACCTTTATACGGGTTATTAAGCCATTTAGCATATGTTTCGGCTTGCTCACTAATTTTAGTAAGTTCATATTTACCACAAAATTTCATAAAGTGAATACCAACTTGAGGGGTGGTGTTTACCCTGACACTTTCACGAATGCGCTGATCCACAAGATCCTTAATATCTTGAGGTTGTGCTGTCAAATCAATCAACATTTTATTGCGTTCAAAGTCATCACGCACACGATGTTCAACCTCATTGTGATCAGACCAACGTTGAAGCATAAAGTTGTTATAATGGAAACCTTGCTTGTTGCGATCCTCGTATGCCTCACGAATGCCAACACGATTCTTGCTACCTTTTTCGGGAGCACGGGGATAACAACTGAATACGTTATCCGTTGAATCTCCTCTGATAATTTTTTTCCATAGTAAATATTGTGGATCTTCTAATAGTTTTTGTTGTTTAGTCTTTTTATCAATAACTGGTTTGCCGTTATCCTTCCAGTATCCATCTAATCGGATAAGTTCATTAGTTACGCCATTATATTGTGCGACGGTTTCGGAAATTAGTTGTGTGAAATCGCTGTCGCTGGAAATTATATAGTGGTAATCTTCGGGATGCAAATGAATAAAGCGGGCGATCATATCGTCAGCCTCAGCACGTTCGTGCCTGAGTACACTGACGTTGGTCTTCTCTTTAAAAAACGTTGTTAGGCTTTCATATGTGGTCCAAAAAAGATCATTTTCTTCTTTTTCAGCCTGTGTAACTGACATTTGATCAACTACACGATTCTTTTTATAGGGCTCGTATACATCCTTCCGCCACGATCTGCCCTCGAGACAAACCACAACGTGATCAATTTTATAGTTCCTTACAGCCATGTTGATACTTGCAAGTGTCAAGTGTAGTGCGAATGCAGCCTTTTCTTCAGGATCACTGTTGCGACTTGCCACATGTCGGGCACGAAAGAATGTATTTGCGGTATCTATCAATGCGTATGTGTGTTTCATGTGATCCTGTATATAGTTTGATAATATGTGTATATTATACACATATTATGCTATAATGTCAAGTTAATTATTCAACAACTATAAAGAGTTCAGCCAAAGTTGTATTGGGTTTTTCCAAAAAATCTAATTCTGGGTTTAATGTTTTAATTTCATCATTAATCCTATCCATAGCAAATTGTCTATAGTCTTTGTCAATATCAAACCCAATGTAGTCAATATCCTGTCTGATGGCGGCAATTGCACTAGTTCCTGAACCCATAAAAGGATCTACCAACACGCCTTCTTTTACGCCACTAAATTTGATACATTGTTCAATCAATGCCACTGGGAAAGTAGCAGGATGGCTACCTCTATGCTTTTCTCTGTTAGCAATAGTATCGTAAGGAATATACCAACTGTTACCTCTACATCTTGTATCGGGTTTGGGTTTTTGTTTTGATAATTTTTCTGCTACTGCCAATTCAAATTGTTCTTTGACTGCATCAGTAGCATTCTTTTTAAAGTCTTTGATATCTTTAAATCCATATTTTTTAGCCATACGTCCTTTGATACGTGCGCTATTATCAATATTGCAATCCCACATATAAGGCACCCCTACAGCTAGTTTATCACAAACTACATTACCTGTTTTTGTAAAATGAAATAGATGTTCCCAAGTTGGATTAGCAAAACGTTCGCTATTAATAGGCTTGAAATGTCCGGTTGTAACATCATTAATTGTAATGCTTTTTACCCAAGTAAAATTGTTTTGCAACACAAAATGATTTCTAGCGACATTACCAACATCCATACCCACCCATGGGTCAACATTGCTATATCCCATGTTAAGCCAAAAATGTCCATCATCCTTAAGGCAATGTTTTACTGCGGCAAACACAGTATCGAGCCATGCAAGGTATTCTTGTCGTGGTTTATTGTCTTGATATGTGCCGTAAGCGATACCTAAATTATAAGGAGGTGAAGTGGCAACAATGTCAACTGATTTTTCTGGAAGTGCAAGCATACCTTGCACACAATCTTGTAAGTGAATAATATTTGTTTGCATGTTGTATTTAAGCACCAAACAATGCTTTCTTTTCTTTAATAGAAATTTTTCCAGTGGGATATTTTTCCACCAACTCAGAACCTGACTTGAAAACAATACGAACTTTAGGAAATTCTGTAATGTCACTCAGAATATAATCGATAGTCTTAGCATGTTCATGCAGGACCTCTTCGTTAATCTTACGACCTGCACCCAACATGTTTGAAGGTGCATAGCTTGCACCGCCTTTAGTAAAACCTTTTAGGTCATACTTGCGTTCTGTAGATTTGCTAACGTGGTCATAGCCGTCTTGGTCAACAAATGCAAGATCGGGAAACCATGTAGGAATTGTGTGCTCTAAAAATTTAGATGCTACTCGTCCGTCACGAAAAAGTTGATACAAGCATTCTTCAGGCATGTCGCCAAATTTTACTTTACCAGTGAGGTCAAATTCATATACAGTATCAAGTGCGTAGTTCATGTGCAAACTTTTTCAGCTTCAATACAAGTATTGTATCACAATACCCATTTATTGTCAAATTTTAGTAAAAGTAAACACTAAAACGGACGGCATCTTTTTTCAGACAAGTGAGGCGCATCATATCATATCGTGGGCCACGATAACGTATTACAAGTTTCATATTCACTAGTTTAGCGATAAGTTTATATTGTGAGCGAACCCTTTCCAAATCTGCAATCGGAAAATTGCTTGCAATAGCGACGGTCATTTCAAATCCTTTATCAATACATATATTATATGCCCAAATTGATTTATTGTCAACCTTCATTCAAATCTATAGAATCAAGTTGTTCCTGATGATATTTACGGGCATCCACTTCATTATCAAAGGTTTCTAATACTTTCATACCACCTAACGGATGCGGAAACCAGACTAACCATTCTTGGGTATCAGTATCTTGTGTGCAAAATAGTTCTACAGGTTCATTACTCATAAATTTAATACTTTTAGCTTACTTCACTACGGCCATTGCCGATATCTTTAGTACTAACAACACGCGGTTCTGTACGATATCTGTTTTCAGGATCAGCCCATTGTTGCTCATAAAGTTCTAATGCAACGTTGCGACAAATTTGGGTCCACCAGCGATCTACAATCTCAGCATCCGTATCTTCCTTCTTAATCATGTAACCTGCTTTGACCAAACGTGCTACAAAAATTTCATTGAAGTCTAATTCAAATGCACCCGTGTTGATATCATTGGGGTCAATGTCCATACTTACTACAGCAACATAAGGTTCCCCGTTTGCGGTTGCTTGTTCTTTAGCTGAAAGTTTCTTTTCCTTTTTAGGTGTAGACGGTGGTTGTGGTGGAGGCACACCTACGGTTTCATTACCTTTTCCTCTTCCAAATAGTTTATCAAATAATCCCATATTTTCTTTCGTAAAGTTTCATACTGGCTAAGTTCTTAGCCTTTGATTCGCACATCATATCAAAGTTTTCATTGAATGTCAATGCCCAATCGTTAACTGCATCATTCCAGAAAAAGTCACTATGGGCACGAATCTTTTGTTTGTTGTGTCCAGTCTCAATCAATACTTTGTGATCTGGTCTGACATTTGTTGCATGTCCAACCAATACATCTTCCCGACTAACACTATAATGGCAAGTAGGACGTACGCCCCGCCAACTTTCAATAACCTTTTTAACACGATCATCAGTGGGTTCGATGTATTCTCCACTGTTAACCCAGTGATGATGTATGTCCAAAACGATTGGAACCAAGTCTGCAATTTGTAATACTGTGTGTAAATCATGTGTAATTTCCTCGTTCTCTATTGTGAGACAATTCCTAGCTTCCGGGCTAAGACGTTGATAGGCTTGTCTGATACCATCAGGACCTAGACGACCACTGATATGTACATTGATCTTCATGTCCTGAAACTTCTGACCATAGCCCATAAATCGTGCCATGTCAGTATGATACTCAAACTCCTCTATACTCTTATTTACTACCTCAGGACGGTCACTCGCAAGAACTACGAATTGATCTGGGTGAAAGCTAATACGAACATCATTGGCACGTGCTGTCTCACCGATAGGTTCCATCCAATGACAAAGTAAGTTTTGAATGTATGGGTCTTTCCAGAAATATTGAAATTCATCCATAGTATAGAAACTGAACATGTCGCTGGTAATACGCAACATACGTAGTTCACGTGGTAGTGTTGCGATTTTCTTAACTAGATTGTGTGTGTTAAGAACATTGCGCTTGGCAACTTCAATAAGTTTGTCCTCAACGACTTGTTTACTTTTTTGTCGTTTTGCCCAAGCATGTGTAGTACCACCTGTGTTGAAGCCTTCAACACTGGCAATCTCACCCTTTTTGTTGATTTCAGCCCACTTACATGCGAAGCCGATACGATGAATAGATTGGTCAAAACTGTGCATAAGAAAAGACAATAAGATAAATAATAGATATAGTGTATCACAATTACGCAATAAAGTCAACTATTTACGGATTTATATATGAATTTCAAAGAATTATTTGAGGGTGCTACACCCAAATTACCCGGAGCAGTGCCCGGAATCAAGATAATGACACCTCAACAATTCGTTAGCCAAAGTGACGATGACGAAGTGGATGAAAGTTATGATGATGTAAATCCAAGTGGTCCTGGTATATATGCTGCCGAAAAGACATTACCCGTTACTAGTGTTGGTACTAAGGAACGTCAATTTCGTGGTGCAATGGCAGAAGCAACCAAACTACCAGCAAGTACACGTGAATTAAAAGGACAAGAGTTAACAGATTATTTTGATCGCATCCGCGGAACACCTGACATTGATAAAAAAACAGGCAAAGTAAAATTAAATAAAGTTGGTAAAGAGAAATATAAATCTGGTAAAACAAAATCAGACAGATATAAAATGCCTTACGTACATCGTAACAGCGTATTGGGGTATTACGATGCAGAGGGTAAAAAATACAATACAGACGCAATTAAAGATGCACTAAAACAAAGACCAAAAAAACTTCTCAAACAGAATGAGAAAATGAGACATAGTAATGGAGAATTGGAACAGTTCTTCAATATAGGTTTTGCGGCTTTAACCGGTATAGCACTAGATGAAAATACAAACGAGTTAATTATAGTAAACACATGTCCTGGTGCTGGAAGTTGTAAGGTAGATTGCTTTGCCATGAAAGGTGGTAAGGTTCAATTTGAAGGACCATGGTTAAGCGACGGCCGCATTCTTACATATCTATTGAATGATCCAGACGGATTCTTTAATCAATTAGATAGTGAGATTAAAAAAGAAGAAAAACTAGGTGATAAAGGTGGTTACACAGTCACTATTCGCTGGCATGATGCTGGCGACTTCTTTAGTCCAGAATATGCTGACTTAGCAATGAAATTAGCAAAGGCTAACCCTGATGTATTATTCTATGCCTATACAAAAATGGGTGATGTTATGTTATCTGAGAAACCGGCTAACTTCATTATCAATTGGAGTGAAGGCGCTCATACAAGTCAGGAAAAGAAAGTTAAAGCACAGGATGATGATAGATTACTCAAAACTAAAAACAGTAAGATTGTCCCAACCGATCTATTCCGAGATTTATTAGTTAAGGACGAAAAAGATAACTTAGTTAAGGGGCCAAACGGTCAATGGCAAGTGCAACCTGACAAGTTACCTGAACTAAAACAACGGTTAGCCAAAGTATATAAGTTAAGTGCTAATAGTATATTAAGCTATGATGAATGGGATCGTAAAACTGAAGGTGGTAAGAAAAAGACACCGGTGAAGTATAATGTTATTATAGCACCCGGTGAACCTGATATCACAGCAAAGAGCCATGATGTTATCAGTACATTATTGCTCAAGCATTAATCTTAAGCAATTCTTCCATACTATATATATGTTTCATGTAAGGTGATACATCTTCTAGTACACTACTAGGTAAATCACCTTTACGTCTTGGCCCGTACTTTACATCAAGATCAATATTGTTAACAGTTTGAAACAAATTAACAATTTCTTTAACTGTATGTCCAACACCGTGTCCTAGACATTCTATACTATTACTTGGTGTTTCAATAGCATCCTTCAAGGCTTCACAAATTTCCATGACATGTACATAGTCACGCACACATGTACCATCCCATGACTCTTTATAGTCATTGCCAAATATAGTAAATTGTTTAGTATCTACAGCCTTTAGTAAGTTATACATTAATCCATCAGGATTTGTTGGACTATATCCTTTACTACCAATCACATTGTAAAATCTAAAGATAGTATAGGGCATTGGGTTATGTACAGTACAATATTCACGCACAACATCTTCTGCGGCTCGTTTACTGATACCATAAGCACTATAACAACCTTCAGCGGCTCCTGTACTAGCAAAGATAAAGTTCTTTGTTTTGATTTTATTGATGACATTCATTGTGCCATTGATATTTGTGATGTAATATTGAATAGGCTTCTGTTCACTTTCACCCACATTAACCAATGCTGCCAAGTGAATTACTGCGTCAAATTCTTCATCTAATGTGAATGCTCTATTGATATCACAACGATAGTATTTGTTTGCTAATGCTTGAGGATCATTAATATCAAGGTTGTGCACCTCATATTTTTTCTCATCCATTAATAATTGTGTTAAGTGACTACCGATATAGCCACTGCTTCCTGTGATTAAAACTTTCTTTACCATGTGAATAAACTTTCTTCTTCTGTTGGTTCAAAACTAGGATCTGTTGTCAAATAGGTATTGTTATCTGTATAAATTACTCGGTACTTGTGTTTATTTGTCAATGCTGATCTGATATCATCAATACAAATGCTAATACCAGATCCATGATCAAATGTAGACTTGGGTAGTTTACCTCGTATACGTTGGATAAATTCTTTACATTCAACTGTTGATTCTTTAATTATTTTTGCTGTGTCACTATTTGATTGCTTAGTATGAAACTCACTAAAACATTCGTTCCACTTGTAAAAAACTTTATTTTCTTGTTGTTGTGCGTGTTCCAATGAGCCTAAATTGTACCATGTTTCTGCTTTCTCAAACGATCCATACAACTCTGTTGCTCTTGCAGCCATATTCTTCTTGTTGCAGTAATAGAAAAACTCATCATTGAAGTTCTTAGTCCAACGATTAAGTTCTAATACAAGTGTAGGTAGTTGAATATGTTGTTCATAGAAGGCCATGCCATAACTCTCAACTTCACTGGGGTTGAATGCGATTCTACTACTCTTAATGAAGTCTACTTTTTCTTGTCCAACAATACTAGCACGAACATCATACGTTGCGCCGATCTTTTTCAACCGTTCTTCAAACTTCTTTACACCGTTTGGACTGGTCATTACTTTAGCGGGTAATTTTGTTTGTTCAATCAAGTCAATGAATAGTTCAGGATTCTTACCTTCTTCCCAACGACCTACAAACAATATACCTTCACGATCACCGTTGTACTCAGTTAGTAAATCCTTTTCTGTAATGGGGATAGGAAGATGCCATGCACCGTTACTCATTGATACTTGATTAAATTTGCTTTGAGTGCCTACCCATAAACCATTACATTCAAGTTGCTTACGCATCATGTCATTAGTACTGTCTAAGAATGGATTCTTAGTATCCTTAAATATTTGACTTTCTAAGTGTGTATAACCAATGATTTGAATACAATCCTCAAGACCCATTGTTAATGCTACTTGGATACTTTCATATGTATTACAGATAAAGGCATCATATAAATTACTAGATAACGCTTTAATAATACTATTACGAAAGTTAGCCATTCTTTCATAACAAAATGTGTCCCCATACATGAAAATGCCACTATGTTTTGTATAAGGTAATGTATCGTCGGGACTTATAATATTTGCTTTTAACGATTTTACAAACTCATTATCCTGCGGTTCTTTGTCAGTTATAATATCTACTTTGATGTTATGCTCATCCATTAACTCACAAAAACTCTTAGCGAACTGCCCAATACCACCGTGTGGTATCAATGTTTGATAACTTACTAAGAATCCTATTCTTTTATCGTATGTTCTCATTTCTTTAACTGCCAAATAATAAATTCTTCTTTGCTGACCCAATATTTTTGTACTACTGGATCGCCGGGTCCAGTAATCCAATTCTCACCGTAATACGCATATTTCCCCCAAAGTTGTTTACCAGATATGAAACATTTCTTTGGTGCCCAACACATTTTGAGTTTCCAATTATTAACCCGTTTTAGTCCCCAATCTTGTGACGGTGGACTTTCCTGCACATTATCTACCCATGTCTGCGGCATCAGGTACCCCACTCGTTTTTGAATAACGGTACTTGTAATCTATCACTATATCGCCACCCACGCTTCATTGCTTCAACAGCAACATTACGTGCGTTTAAATTGTAAACACTTTCAACACCGCCGCATGGCATCAAATAAACAGGACCAGTAAAACCTTTTTTGCGATATGCCTCTACAGCACGTTCAGCTTCTGTTACATCTTCTTTTGTTGCTACAACAAACTTCAAGTAAACAAAGCCATGCATTTTGTAACTTGCTACAATATCAGGACAGATAGCGTCTTCCCACTTCTCACCGCTGATGCTGAGTTTCGGACTTACACTGAATGTAATTGCATCTTTAGCTCTATTAAGGCGCCAGTCCTTAAGATAATTACCAAAGTCTCTACTGATAGATTGAGTGCCATTTGTTTCAAATGTCAACTCTTGCAATGATCTCATCTTTTCATGTGAAAGAAGGTCAGGATACGATCTTTGCCATCCAAGAAGAGGTTCGCCACCTGTGATAACCAAGTGCTCATCATACCAGCGACCATTAGGAAGTGTATCCACAATGCTATTAGCAATAGTATCGGTATCGAGCACAGGACTAAGATGTTTGAAACGAGGATCCCAACTTGCATAACTATCACATCCAGTACTGACAAGCGGTAAGGATTTATAATCTGTAAAACTTTCTGCATTAATCGCAATTGTGTCCCTCTCTGTACTCTTTTCACCTTTATTCAAGCCGAAACCATTACATTCAAAGTTGCAACCAAATGTGCGTAAAAACACACTTGGTACACCCATGAATTTGCCTTCACCTTGAATGCTATAAAATAATTCTGATACTTTAATTTGTGCCATTAATATCTTTCAAAATATACTCAAATCTAATTTCAATGCTTCACCCAACCATCTAGCACCATCAGTATGGTCTCTATAGTCATCATTGATACTTTCATGTAACAATACACTCATTGTATCGTGATTCAACTCTAAAAACTTTTCAATCTTGCTTTTAGTTAATGTGTCATATACTACTTGATACATTGGCAGTGGATGTGGACCAACAGGTACATTATGAATGCGACCCAACATTACATCTTGTTCACCCATCCATTCACGGATGAGCATGGCTCGTTCTCTTTCTTTTAAATTCTTCCAGTATATGTGTGCGTGATATTCCATCATTACCAATGCCTTATAACTCCTGCTATAATAAACAGGTTTGTAACTATGTATGATAACACAATTACTGTTCTAATCAAAGCAATACGGTCTGATTCACAATCCGTATTACCTGATTTTTCACCTAATGCTTTTGCCCAAAGTCGCCAAAATTTCATTAACCGCCCCAATTATAAGTGGCGTCTGCACCACAATCAAAACGCCAGGGACAATGAACCAGCATCCAAGTTGAACAATCATCCTGTCCAAAACAAAATGGTCGTTGACTTTCATCACGCATCAACCGTATTACAGTTAATATCTGTTGACGTTCAGCACTATCACCCTTACCTTCATTACTAAGTTGGGCTTCACGGTCTAAGAAGTCTTGAATGTTACTCATTTATCTCTTTTATTATTTTTTACCCACTGTCCAAATGTTACACAATGTTTTTCTAAATCATCTGACATTTTTACTAATGGAAAATAATCTCCCTTTTGTAACTCTGCTGCCTTTACATCTTCATCAAATGTCAAGTCCAATGTTTCAAATATCAATCGTTTATCAGCGTGAACATCTGGATTGTAATAATACTGAGTATGCCAATTAAAGCCGTACTCATTATAATAATCGTCAGGAATAATAGTATTGATTGCTAAACAACCATCTTTATTGTATTCAACAAAAGTAAATGGATAAACAAATAACCACCAGCCATGATCACTAAATTGTTGTAATGCCCAACCATCACCTTCTGTCAATACAAACTTTGAATAATCTACTTGTTGCATTAGTAATGGATGAATCGTACCTGACTTTACATGAAATAAGTCAATAGCAACATCAGTGGCCCATAGCCAACTACCCTTGCTTGTATGATTTGTAATGTGGCTGTAAACTAGGTTAGTTTCTTTGGATAAGTCATCAGACCATACACTATCGGGCTCAGTAAAATCACGCCACAGTAAGCCCGATTTACCTTGCTTGATGTTACTACAACGTATTTGTCTATCGTTATTGATTGGACTACCGTCACTGTTAAAACTAAAGCCATGTAATTGACATTCAATTTTTTCTAGTTTTTCACCAGTAGTCCCCAATGGATATTTCCTATGTGGACAGAATTTATTTAATACATTAACAGTATCAGTTTTACTGACAATATATTCAGGTGTGACTAGCATACCTTTATCAGCACTATTTTTATGTGCTATGCCCATTGGGAATTTTTTAAACATCTTAATGATTCCTTTTTCCGTCAAACACACAATTAAACACTAAATCGCTTTCGCCCGTGTTAAAGACTTTGTGAAACAATCCGTCTGGGATTAATACAATATCGCCGCCTTTTACTGAAAACTCTTGCTCACCCACAATCATAGTACCTTCACCGTACATAAAGAAGTATACTTCTTCTTGTCCTTCGTGGTAATGACCATTGGTATTTTGATTTACATGCAAGATTGTCTGAGACAACACTAGATTGTTTAATGTCTTGTTGTCTCTGAGGGTGTACACCGCATTGGCTTTGATAACATCTCCGCCGATATTATTAGTGTTTACTTTAATC